ACTACCTTAACAACCTTGCCGCTAGCGGTTCCAACTTTTGTTTGTATATTGACAGAATCGCCCTTCTTTGGTGGTTTATCTGCTACATTACCGTAATGACCACTATCATTGCCACTGGGATCTTTAATCCAGTCTTTCGCAGCCTTTAACCCACCAGCAGTTTTATCTAAAGCGTTTGCACCTGCATTGAGTGCATTAGGAAAATTATTAGATGAAAGTTGACCATATTTGTTAATGAAGTTACCGGTACCGCGCGCAACATTTGCTGCACCTTTAAGCCAGGCAGCTGGACTTGTTACTGATTTAGCAACATTTTTAACCCCTCTTCCCATCGATCGTAAATATGATCCGATAGGTGCTTCTGTTAATACTGCATTAGATAGTTGATCAAAATTATTCATCTTATTAATAAGATAACAGCTTTCAAGCAATCATCATATCAATTATTTATTAATTAACATTACTAAATTTAAGTCTGCTATATAGTATTTTAAAGGGTGTTCAAATTTGTCAACAGCTCTATATACACCCATTCCTGTATTAGAATAGTCATCAACAAAGATAACTGATTTTGGTTTTGAGATAAGCATAGCATTTTTTAAATCTGAAGTACATCCCTCTTCAGAATGATTACCATCAACATATACTATATCAAATAAATTTTTAAAATTTGAAAAATCATATGTTAAACTATCATGTAAAATAACTTTTACATTTGATGTATTTTTTACAAGTTCACCGGGAGAGCATTGTATATTTTTAAAATTATAACTATATGCAATATCACTATTTTGTATATAATCCATAGTAACAACCTGTTCGTAATTTTGAGAAAACCCTAAAGCGCTTCTACCTACCCATGTACCGAATTCAAATAAATGCATTGCAGGGCTACCGCTTCTACATATAAAATGCAACGGCTCATCTAGTGTTGATGTTGGTTGAAATTCGGGTACGTTATTCCAATTTATTTCAGATATATTTCTTGTTGTAATACACTGATGACTCTGTATAATTTTCATTTATATTAACTTAATATAAATCGCTTATAAATCTCTAATAAATCATCATCACTTGCGTTATGATCCCGCATAAAACTCTCTACTTCCTCTATGCATTGACAATTTAAAAGTTGTTGTATGAGCGGGTCACCTTCTTCAAGTTCCATTTCTTGTATAATGAATACTAATAAATCACTAAAGACTTCTGTCTTATCTTCGTCAGCAATGTATTCAATTAATTCTGGTGGCAATTCAGCTATAGATAGATCAGGTGGTAAAATTAATACCTTTACTTTTGAGAGACCCTCTTCTAATACATATCCTTCATATGATGGACATTTACTTAGATCACTTTCAGCAGCAACATATTTTGGATCTGCTTTAATTCTAACTTTCTGTAAAGATGTAACACGTTTGAGACATTCTTCTATAACTTTGTTATAATTCACAATTATATTTATGTTGAATAAGCGAAAATTACCGCTACAATTATACTCATGGACGAATATACTAAAGAAGTAAAACTAAAAGAAGCTAACGGTAATCATCCTCGTACAATAGAGGAAAAACAGGCTATTATTAATAATGCTGCAAAAGCATATGAGGCTTATCTCGATGCACTCGGATTTGATTGGCGTGAAGATCCAAATAGCACTGGTACACCTCTCCGCGTAGCGAAGGCATTTGTAAACGACCTAGCAGCAGGTTGTTATGAGACACCGCCTAAGATTACATCATTTCCGAGTAACGGTTATGATGGTATGGTATTTCAGGGTGGTATACCTGTTAAGTCAATGTGTAGTCATCATCATCTCGCGTTTACTGGTGTTGCTCATGTAGCATATATTCCATCTCTTGAGGGTCGTGTTATCGGTCTATAAAGCTTAATAGGATTGTCGAACACTATGCAAGACGACCACAAATTCAGGAAGGACTTACAGTACAGATTCACAACGCTATCGACGAGGTGTGCGAGCTTAATCGCGGTGTTGCTGTAGTAGTGAGTGCATCACATACTTGCGCTTGCTTAAGAGGTATTAAGCATGATGGTTGTGAGATGAAGACGAGCAAGCTTAGCGGTGATTTCTTGAATGATGTTGCAACTCGTGCTGAATTCTACGACTTCGTTGCTAATATGAAGAAGTAGCTTCTTCTTCTTCTTTTACATCTATAAGAGCATTTATTGATTTAATAAACGGCTCACCAACAAGAACAGGTTCTTCATTTTCAGACCTATCAGCAATACTAAAAGGTACTGCCTGGTAGGTCTTACCTTGTAATACAATATCAAAAAGTACAACAGGTCTTTCCTCCTTTACACCGCTTCCAATATGAATAACAATTGTATCATTTAACGGTTTAGATATTTGCTGATCATTTACACAATTGAATGTAACATTGTCTCCATCTATCTTAACGTCAGTACCGTGTAGTACATTAAATGCTTCATTACCACTGTCAACCTTAGCGTCAATCTCTCCTATACCGTCAATAGTAATAGGCTCAAGTAGACCGATAATAGGTCGATCATTTACATCTTCTTTTATTTTAACACAATTATTGACAAGACGATCACCTTTCTTTTTCATGCCACGCTTTGTATAGCCTTTCCAGCAATGCTTCTCGGAAAAAAATTGTTTAAAAGTTAGCATTTCCATCTCCTTCTTGCAGCACAGCCACGTGTATCTTTACCAGCGCAACCTCCAGCTGGAATCCAAGCAGAACTTCTTGCGCAAAAACTTTTTCTACGTTTTGATGCTTTAGATCCTTTTTTTGCTTTACCTGTAACTGGAGCTTTTAGGTGTGAACCAGTAGCTCTATTATATCTTGCGCGTCCTTTTGCTGTAAGACCACCGCCTTTTTTAACAGATAGTTTTTCACCTCTACCAACAGAAAGACTTGGAGCTTTTTCATCTAGAAGCTGTAAAAATGTTGCTTCAAATAGGTTAATCATAAGAATATTTATAGCTATTGAATAAATATTATTAGATATGTTTGCTAAAGACTTCGATCTTCTTAATGAGATTTATAATAACCGTATAAACGAAATGAATCTCGGCCCACAAGGTGAAGATCATTCACATGTGCAGATTAAGGGAATGCCACCTAAAAAACAATGCTTGAAGGGTAATTGCCCGGTAGAAGATGAGGATTGTGAGGAATGTGGTGGTACATGTGGTGAAGAAATGGGTAATGATCATAATGAAGAACATGAAAATGCCGATATGGCTAAACAAAGTCTTTTTAGACTCTTCAAACTATCTGCTATGTTACATGATATTATACAGCAGGGAGATCATGTTGAGCCATGGATATTAGCGAAAATAACTGATGCACAAAAGAGTATTGAAGCTGCATTTTCATATGAAGATTATGAACAATATAGATCACAAGTTGATTCTGATATGACAAATATTGAAGAAGAAACAGAAAAAGATCTTTATGCTTCAATTTCGTCAGGTGGTAGTAATATACTTTCTTTATTAAGAAAGACTCTTGCAACTGAATCAAAGAGAAATATTGAAGCTCTTTTATACGAAACAATCGTAGCTTTGGAATCAAAAAAGTAATTAGATTCCAACGATTTTAGCTATTTTAGCTTTTTCTTCCGGTGTAAGAAGATCCTTACCGTCTTCAACTGGTACGAAATAATTTACTGCGTCTGCAGATTTTGCATTTATAAGCTGTCTTGTCTTTGTACCGGATATGCGATCATGCATCGAAGGTATATTAACAATCTTCACAAGAGGAAATGTTTCAGGATGTTTCTTAAAGAAATCGTAACGTTTTAATTCTGTAGGATCTTCTTCCGGTCCAACTCCGACAATAATATTCTCCTCCTTATGTTCATCAGCATATACGTATGTTGACTTAATAGGTGATACTTCTGCAATACTAACAGTAACAGGTTTACTTAAATGCTTTGCATATATTTCCCAAATTTGCTTTGATTGCTTCGCTGTAATATTATCGCGTACACCTTTACCAATAAAAACTATACCACTATCAGCTTCATCTAGCAAATAATTTAATGCATTAAAATGACCTTTATGCGGTGGCTTGAAACCACCAGGTAGAATAGCTACAGTTTTACCCTCTGTAGGCTTAAACTTATTAATTAAATTCTCTACAAGTAAATTAAATTTCACTTCCAAGCCCTCCATCACCTACTCTATTAGGTCCACCGGTATTGCCCATCAATGGATTTGTAAATTGACTTTTAATCATAGGTGGTGTGAGAACTGACTGTTCATCTTGACTTTTCGCAAACTTACCAGCTTCTTTACCTACAATAAACTCACCAGTAAACTTTACAGGTACATTAACAGGCTTACCCTTATAAACAAGATTACGTACAACAATACCTTCATGTCCGCCAACTGCACCAATCTCAGATTGAAGAGCGTTCTTAAGAATTTGACCCATAAGAAGTGTCGCGCGTAAGAAAACAGCACCGCATACAGCTATCTTAACCTGTACATCATTATTATCTTTGATAACAGAATCTAACGAGATACGGTTAATAACATTGCCATAGTTTTCAAGACCTAATGCACTAATACGCTTATTGCTTGCGAGTGTAATAATCTTTCCTGTTGGATTCTGACACTCTTTTAACCATGCACCAATTCTCTTTGTTACTGCATGATCAGCAGTATACAACACCGTTAGCTCTTCATTAAGAGCCGGTGAAAAATCAATCTGTTCTGCATCTTCAGCAATGTCAGCAGGAATTGTTGTATAAACATCAAAACCAAATTTTTTAGCTATTGGCTTTATTTTACGTGCAATACTCTCTAATGCATTGACATTGTATGATACTTCTTTTGATTTTCTTGTAGCAAGATCAATACTCTTAATCCCGTGTATGGCTAAGAAATTCTTATCGTATCCTACAACATTTGTATGACCATAAACATACTCCATATTAAAGAACCGTTGGTCATCCTTACCAAAGAATTTTAATTTTTTTAATTCATCCTCTATAGAAGGTAATGCTGTATTAAAAATATTTAAAATAATACTACCCGCTTCAATAAGACCATGTGGTTTAGTTGGATCTGCTTTATTAATAAAACGTGAGCCGAGACGATCTAACGTAACACCCTTAATATCATCTTCTTTCTTTGTACCTCGCTCAACGCCAAATTCCATTTCACCGTCAGCGTTGTGGTATACATTACCTTCAATATCTCTTGCAATTTTAATTGAAACGTTAGCACCGTCTATTTTAACAGCAGGTTGTTCAGATTCTATGCTCTTTACTGCATCGTCAAAAATTTGAATAAGATCTTGACCGGTATTAACACCTGGTACGTCAAAAGGATGAATCATACTACCACCTGCACCGCCTTCATATAATACTACTGATTGCCTCGGTAAAGCTGGTACCGGTTTTGCAAAACACTCTCCTAGATATACATCTGTTAAGCTCTTATAACTCATTGATATATGGATCCCGTTGCTTCATTACCGCAGTTAACTGATTAACTGCTTGTTGAAAATTCTTTGGTGTTACGTTTTGAATATACTTCTTAACATGAATATTATTGAGTCTTTCGGTATTATCAACACCGTTATCGTTCATTACTTGCTGAATAGCATTTTGTATTTCAAATGCATTTTCTTTTGTTATTTGTTGCCCAGTGTAAATAGCATCTAACTCACCAGCGGGTATATTCATCGCAAGCGCTTTAGCTAAAAGTCTAACAAGGTTAACATAACCTTCTGGTGCGACTTGTGCAGGTTGCCCTTCCGCCGGCGCAGGAGCTGCATTCGGATTTGGAGCTGCAGCATCTTGCGGAGCCGCCTGCGGAGCAGCAGCTTGATCATCTGGACCTTGCTCTGATAAGAGACTTAGATATTTATCACACTTTGAGAGGAACTTCATATGAAGTATTTATTAAACTAAGTCAATAAAAGCTGTTTTGATTTAAGAGTATTAAAGTATTCTTTATTTAAAAATATAAGATTATTATTTTTTGTAAAGGTAATAATTTTGGAAAATGAATAGGAATCCATATACTGTCTATCAATTGTATATTTTAACTGAGAGAGTATTTCATACCCGATTCCTGTTTTTTGCTTAGTTATCTTTCGTAGATCGTTAAATTTTAAATAGCAGTTATATACCCTAATGGGCAACTTACTCTTAATCTTGGCAACTATATTCTCTATTACATTGCATAATTTAATATTGTCAAATTGACTAATAAAATTTAAACTCTCAAGCTCTGAAATATTATAAACAATAACAACTTTCTCTTTACCTTTTACGGACATGACGGTATCGCATGTACCTCTTATAATATGATGAAGAAGTAATAATTTGACATCCTTTGTTATCTTATCTGTTTTAAGCAAACCATATTGATCAAGATCATTAATAAGACAAACTTCAATATTTTTTAAAATAGATACAAAATTGATTAGTCTGAAATTATATTCGTCAAATATAATACTGTCAATCATAGGCTTATTATACGGAGTTGTTTTTTAACTTCAAGTATAAATCACGCTCTTCCTTAGGAGGTGCGCCGATCCGTACATTTATTATGCCATTATAATAATCATCCCTCATAAGAACATCCTTTGCTATCTGTTCTTTTATTTCATAATAACCTAATGCCCACTTGGAGCCACAAACTTTTAAAATTTTAAAGGTAAATTTATCTTTTCCATATTTTATAATATCTGCATTTAGCTCATTTGATGAGCTTGTATAAGATTTCCAATCTGATTCTTTATGATCTATTCTATTACGTGTCTTACCCTTAAGTGGCTTGCGCTTGATACGCGATTGACACTGCTTCTTACCAATATATTTCTTATTAGTGGTATTATTTGTAATTTCATAAATGAAGCCGAACGTATTCTCATCAATTACAATATTATCTGCTAAAATCCAGTGACCACAATCCATTGACAATAGTTATTACATTTTAATTGACTGTCTACGTACAATCGGAAAATCATACTCTTCACCCTTCTTTAAGTTCTTTTTCTTTTTACCTTTTTTAATTTTTGCACCGAGAACCATTCTTGCTGGACTAAATGGCCGAGCATCAGCAGGGTTACCATAAATCTGAGGACCTTGCATAGCTGAATCTGAGGCTGCTGCAGCTGCAGCAGATCCAAAAGAACCAGTAGCTGTATTTGCATCTTCAGACAAAATTTTATTAAAAATGGATTTAAAACTATTCATTTGATAATGCGTTTAAGTATACTATTATTTATGTTAATGTTAGAGGAATATATTACTGAGTTAGAGAATGACTTGAGAATAAATGAGCTTAATCTCAAGGACTACCAGCTGAGACTACCTGCAATAAAGCACAAGTGGTCAGGTAGATGTATACGTCATAAGCTTGATATTGCTAACAGCGCAAAACGACTTGATGAGCTAAAAAGACATCTGATTGATGAAGTTCAAAAAGCTGCTCCTGTTAAACTAACAGTTCAAGCAGCTACCACTCTTGTTGAAAATCATAATGATTATAAAGAGATGCAACGAACGATAGCTGAGAAAAAATTAATTGTTGAGCTATTGGAAAAAACAGAAAAGACTCTGAGTAGTGCGACATTTGATATTAAAAACCTTATTGAAATAATGAAGCTGGAGACAACGTAGTATGATAGAGGTTGACTACGATGAGGTTAAGGGTGTTGGTGTATTACGTGGTGACTTGTTTGATGAGATACGTGAACACTTTTCTGTTAAAAATGAAGCTGCAAATTTTATGCGTAAATACGGAAGATTTACACCTTCACGTACGTATGCAATAACACCAACAGGTAGATTTGAGCCGTGTTTATTTACAGAGATTCAAAAGTATATTAGAAGTGTACAGTATGTAGGTGAAGTCAAACTTAGTAAAAGTTTTTTTGATGTTATTCAACCTGCTCGGCACGGTTGGGATCAACAATTAGATTTTAAAAATGATATCAAACCTCTCAAGCTTCCATTAAGAGACTATCAGGAAGATATTGTCAAGAAGGGAATGTTTGAGGGTAGAGGTACGATCGTACTTGCTACAGCTGGTGGCAAGACATTGACATCTGCATCGCTATTAACGCAAATACATAATTTGTACATATCATCCTATAATAAAGGTACGTTTAAATGTTTGTTTATAGTACCCGACCGTGGTTTGGTTGAACAAACATCTAGCGATTTTATTGAATACGGTGTACCGTTTACTGTATCAAAATGGACAGGTGATGATGAATTAAATTTAGAGAGTAATATTATAGTAGCTAATCTCGGTATATTACAAAGTAAAAATTCTAATCTTGAATGGATAAAAGATATAGATGTATTGTTTGTTGATGAGGTGCACAAAATAAGAAAAGGAAACGAAATTAATAAACTTTTTAAGCTTGTCAAAACACCATATAGATTCGGACTAACAGGTACAATGCCAGAAGATAAGCTTGATCAATGGAATATTATAGGAAAGATAGGACCGATTATATATGAGAAGCACAGTTATGACTTAAGACAGGATAACTATATCGCTGGCGCTGTAATACAGATTTTAAAGTTAAACCATAAAGCAGCTGCAAGGCAGCAATACAGTACAACAGGCGCAATTGATCGTTATAGGGAAGAACTTCAAGCATTAATCACTAGCTCATTTAGAAACAATACAATTAATAAGCTCGTATCTAAGCTTGATAATAACTCACTTGTATTGGTTGATTTTATTGAACACGGTGAACTGCTGTACGATTTAATCAGCAAGCAAAATCCTACAAAGCAGGTTTTCTTTATACGCGGTAGTGTTGAGATTGCCGAGAGAGAAAAAGTACGACAGCTAATTGAAAGCAATAGCGATGTAATAGTAATTGATATATCAAAAATATT